TCAAACACTCCGCACCTGCACCGCGTCATCATGTGCCCACATTTTGCCCACATCCCGCGAAGCGACCTGCACGGCGGCGTCGATGGTGCGTGCCACATCATCCAGATCCGAGTCGAACAGATCGGCGTAGACGTCCAAAGTCATGGCCGCGCTCTTATGGCCAAGCATGCGCTGCAGCGCCTTGATGTTCGCGCCGGCATGCACCGCGATGGACGCGGAGGTGTGCCGCAGGTCATGCGGCGGCAGAGGCTCCACGCCAGCCCTCCTGCACGCGCTGATAAACCATGTGCGGTTATTCCCTGCCCCAGCAGCAGACTGGTTGCGCGGAGGACGGCCAAGATGGTCACGGAAAACCCAATCGGACGGCCCCTTGCCGGCCAGCACGGGAAGCAGCGCCTCGCCCACCACGCCAGGCATGGGCACGTCACGCATCTCATGCGACTTCGGCGAGGTTTCCGACCATTCGCTGCCGATGCGCGTAACATTCCGCCTGACGTGTATTCGACGGCACCCATAGTCCACGTCCTCCACCCTCAAGCCGCACATCTCGCCCCAACGCAAGCCGCACAAGCCAAGCACCAGCACGAGCGCCTTGCGGTCGGTCGGCTGGATACGCGCCCTGCCGGCCTCATCCGCGACGGCCAGCAATTGGTCGATGGTCAGGTACCGGTGCAGTCTCCTGCCCTCGCGCCTGGGCAGCGCGAGTTCGTCGGTCGGTGCTTTGGCGATGAACCTGTTTTTGACGGCGAGATCGCAGATTCCTTTGAGCACGCCGACGATCTTGAGCACCGTGGATGGTGCCAGTTTTTCCGCCTTGCCGCTGATAAAGGCCTGTAATTCACGGTGTGTGATGGAGCCTATCTGCCGTGCCGCGTATTCCGGCTCCACGTGCGTCTTCCAAGTGGCTTCGTCGGTGCGGATGGTGTTTGGTTTGAGGATCGGCCGTCGTGAGTCCATCCATTCGGCGTAGACGTCGGACACCAGGGCGCGTCCGGCCGACTGGTCCACGAAGCTGCCGTCCCTTTTGGCGGCGTTGACATGCTGGTCTCCCCACGCCTCGGCGTCCATCTTGCGGCGGAATCCTCTTTTTCCTGTGGGCACCCCGTCCGGCTTGCGGTATCTGACTTCGTAGCGTTTGCCGGATTTTGTCGTGTATTGGCGGATTGTGTAGGCCATGCTCGCCCCTTCGTTTGCGTGGCATCAAGTCTATCAATCCGTTGATTTTTTCTCTGTTTTTTGTGTTTCGGCTTGCAATACTTTATTTACTATGCTAGTATAGTTTATATCAAGGAAAGGAGGTGAACATGACACCATCGGAGATAATCACCAGCATCTCGCTTCTCGTCGCAAGCCTCGCGGCCCTCATCAAAGCAGTGACCGGACTCATCAAGGAGATGAGACGGAAACCGAAGAAGAGGAAGTGAGCAAGGGTTCCGGCCAGACCTGGGGGCCGGAACCCCATACCTCCGATTATGCCATGGGACATCATGAGAACGGAATCGATAGTCAGCGCGGTGTTCGCGCTCGGAACCGCCGCCAGCGCATGGTTCGGCTGGCCGTTCGCGCTCACCGCCGGATGCGCCATCGTCAGCGCCGTCTTCGCGCTCATCGCCGGAAGGAAGGACTGACATGACCATCAAATACCTGAGCGTCACCGACGTGTCCAAGCGCCTCGGCATCAGCACCGCCGCCGTCAGCGCCTACAAGCTCCCCCAGCCGGACGCCCTAATAGGCCGCACGCGCGGCTGGCTCCCCGACACCATCGACCAATGGAACGCGCAACGCCCCGGACGCGGAGTCGGCGGTGGCAGGCCGCGCAAGCATCCGGCGGAGTGACGTCCGCCCCGGCGCTCGCGGATGAGCGCCGGGGCGGTTTTGTTGTTGGAGGTTGGATGTTGTCAGTCTTGGATCGATGGGTGGCACTGTGCCGTGTTCAGGTATTTGATCGAGACTACATGGTGGATCTGGGTTCCTGGCATTTTTTCCTTGGCCGCGTTCCCCTTGCGTAGGGATTGCGGATAGTAGGGGCCGTCCTCTCCGCTTCTTCCGAGGCCGATGCACCAGACTGTGTTTCCCATGTAGAGGCGTATCCGGCTGTTGCCTGATTCGACCACCATGGATGCGTCGTTCAGTGCGAATGCGCTGGCTATCACGTCGGTCTTCCTCGCGAGCCATCGCGCGTCTCCGGTGGGCGCGACCCTTTTCACCGAGATCCCATGGCCGGACAGGAGGTCGGCGTACAGGCGTCGGGCGGGAAGTCTGCGGGTGCGGTTGTCGTCGGCGTAGTATTCCAAGCCGCATAGGTGGGCGAAGTTCGAGGCCTTCCATTGGATGTCCAGCGTCATCCCGTCGTCGCACGCGATTCTCGTGATCGTTCCGACGAGATTGGCGTATAGTCGGGCTGCCTTTCGGGCCTCGCCAAGCATCCGCCGCTTCGCCTCGGTCACGTTCACGCCCGGAATCCTCCCAGAAAATTAAAAGAGGGGCACCGACCAAGCACCCCTCCGAAGCCGTGTGGCTGATCTTTTTACAGTCTTCTGCATGACTAGCGTCCCGTTTGCGCGGGAAGGGTCACGGCTCCGGTTGGTCTCAACCGTCTGGCCCAGCCGTTGGGCGAGACATCCAGCTCTCGCTGATGGCGCATCGACTCGCCATCGGATGCCTGCGGCAGCCAGCCACACGCTTCGAACCCGAAACCCTGCCCACCAGCAAAGCAGGTCCGGGTCTCAAGTTCGATTGCAACGATACCCCATGACGGCGGACATTCGTCTCGCCGTGAGCGTGATCCAGACGGTATTCGCACAAAACCACCGGGCCGCCGCGACGGCGGCGGACGACCACGCAAACACGCCGAATAACAAGAAAACGCCCCTCCCCCAGCATGAACCGCACCCCGATTGTTGGACTGGAGTAATTCATGTCCGATGATTTGGAGGTGCGGTTTTCTATGTCACGGAAACGCAGGGGTTCATACGATGTCGAGTATATGAGAATCGTCGTCGGGTTGATTCGCGATGGGATCGGCGCCAAGTCGCTCGCCCGCCGGCTTGGCGTGTCCAAGGAAACCACGAGAGAATGGTTGTTGTCATACCGAATCGGCGGAGAGGCGGCGCTCATGGGAGAACGCGAGGGCAACAGGAAATACGATTACGAGACGAAGCTCGCCGCTGTGCTCGACCATCTGGAACGTGGGATGAGCAGGCCGGAGGTCATGGAACGTTACGGCATCGCCAGCCGGACGTGTCTGAAACAGTGGTGCCAGGACTATCGTCGCGGAGGGCCGGAGGCGCTGCGCCCGAAGCCCAAGGGCAGGCCGAAGGGCGCGAAATCCAAACCGAAACCGGCTCCCACGCGCGAACAGCTCCTCGAGGAGGAGAACGCGTATCTCAAGGCGAGGGTCGCGTATCTGGAAAAAGCCCGCGCCCTGCTGGCGTCGAAGCCGACAACCGGGAGAAGTCGGTGATCGTCTCGACGCTGGCGGGGCTCGGCCATCCGCTCCGGTGCCTGTTGAAAATCGCGGGATTGGCGAGAAGCACCTACTACTATCTCCTTTCGCATCCCGAGCCGGTCACCCGGCCGGATATCGAGCCGATGGTCGCCGAGGTCTTCCATCGCACGCCCAACGGGTGCGGCCACCGGCAGGTGCGCATGTGCCTCGTATACGAGTTCGGCGTGCGTGTGAGTCATAAGAGCGTGCTCAGGGTTATGCGCCGCATGGGATTGAAGTGCGCCATACGCCGCCCGAACCCATACCGCAGATACAGCTCATACCAAGGCGATACGGGCGCGAAGCCGCCGAACCTGCTGGAACGCGACTTCGCGGCCGACCGGCCGTGGGTGAAGCTGGGCACGGACGTCACCGAGTTCAGGGCAGCGGGCGGCAAGGCGTACCTCGCGCCCATATACGACATGGGATCCAAGGAGATTGTGGCCTGGGATGTCAGCCGGCACCCCGACCTCGCCCAGCAGCAACGGCTGCTCGCCATGCTCGAGGAGAAGCTGCCCGAAGGCGCCGACCCCATACTCCACAGCGACATGGGATGGCAATACCAGCACGACTGGTGGCGGAACAGGCTCGGGGAACTGGGCATCCGCCAGTCCATGAGCCGCAAGGGCAACTGCATCGACAACGCCGCCACCGAGCAGGTGTTCGGCCACCTCAAGGACGAGTTCTACACCGGCCGCGAGTTCGCCTCGTACGAGGAGTTCAAGAACGAACTGGACGCGTACATCATCCACTGGAACACCAGACGACGCCAGATACGACTGGAGGGACACACCCCGGAGGAATTCCGGAACATGTCCCTCACAGCCTAATCAGGTACCATTAATAAACCACGTCCAACTTCCGGGGCGCAGTTCAGCATCAGCTGAGAGAGGGGCGATGTTTAACCAAGTTTTCCGATGATCTGTTTTTCTTTGTCGTTGAGCGACCATACGGTCACATCCTCTGCCGCCTTCAGTTCCGCCGCCTTCAGTTCCGCGGCCTTAGCTTCGCTCAGGAGATAGCCGCCGCCGTAGATGGCCTTCTTCACGGCCTTCTGCGAGTCGAGAGCCCTCGTGAACGCAACGTCCGAAGCCTTGACACGGAACTCGACCTGCTTGCCAATCTTCCCGAGCCTGCTCACGGTAAGCAGTTCACGTGGATACGCGTATTTCGGCGGATGCCTGCGCTGCTCTTTCCTGACGCGCTTCACGGTCTCGTCGATCGCGTTGGCCAAGTCCGGCGCGGTGCGGATCAGGTCATCACCGAAACTCGTCACGAACGACGTGTTGACCTGCGCGCCGTTCGCATATTCGATGGTCGAATCCGTGACGATCATGTGCGCCCCATTGCGCGACGTGCTGGAGAAGATCGTGAGATACGGCGCGAACAGGAAGAACGGAATTTGCTCCGTCCGATAGAACGTGCAGATCTTCGACAGGATGCTGAACGGCGGATTATCCACCACCACCTTGCCACCCGAATAGTCAAAACTCTCGTAGTCGCCGCCCGGATAGAACGGGCGCACCACCTTGCTGGGGTCGATGCCAAACTCACGGCATGTCCAGTCCTTTATCGTCTCATACACTGCGGGGGGTATAGCAGTCGTCCGTGGTCTTTTTCGGTTTGAATTTGTCCACGAACGCGCCGTAATCGTCAATCGTCTGCTGTCTGATGCCCATTTTGAAAGTCCTAAAAATAAAGCCCCTCCTCCATGATGAACTGCGCCCCGGAAGTTGGACGTGGTTTATTAATGGTACCTGATTAGGCTGTGAGGGACATGTTCCGGAATTCCTCCGGGGTGTGTCCCTCCAGTCGTATCTGGCGTCGTCTGGTGTTCCAGTGGATGATGTACGCGTCCAGTTCGTTCTTGAACTCCTCGTACGAGGCGAACTCGCGGCCGGTGTAGAACTCGTCCTTGAGGTGGCCGAACACCTGCTCGGTGGCGGCGTTGTCGATGCAGTTGCCCTTGCGGCTCATGGACTGGCGGATGCCCAGTTCCCCGAGCCTGTTCCGCCACCAGTCGTGCTGGTATTGCCATCCCATGTCGCTGTGGAGTATGGGGTCGGCGCCTTCGGGCAGCTTCTCCTCGAGCATGGCGAGCAGCCGTTGCTGCTGGGCGAGGTCGGGGTGCCGGCTGACATCCCAGGCCACAATCTCCTTGGATCCCATGTCGTATATGGGCGCGAGGTACGCCTTGCCGCCCGCTGCCCTGAACTCGGTGACGTCCGTGCCCAGCTTCACCCACGGCCGGTCGGCCGCGAAGTCGCGTTCCAGCAGGTTCGGCGGCTTCGCGCCCGTATCGCCTTGGTATGAGCTGTATCTGCGGTATGGGTTCGGGCGGCGTATGGCGCACTTCAATCCCATGCGGCGCATAACCCTGAGCACGCTCTTATGACTCACACGCACGCCGAACTCGTATACGAGGCACATGCGCACCTGCCGGTGGCCGCACCCGTTGGGCGTGCGATGGAAGACCTCGGCGACCATCGGCTCGATATCCGGCCGGGTGACCGGCTCGGGATGCGAAAGGAGATAGTAGTAGGTGCTTCTCGCCAATCCCGCGATTTTCAACAGGCACCGGAGCGGATGGCCGAGCCCCGCCAGCGTCGAGACGATCACCGACTTCTCCCGGTTGTCGGCTTCGACGCCAGCAGGGCGCGGGCTTTTTCCAGATACGCGACCCTCGCCTTGAGATACGCGTTCTCCTCCTCGAGGAGCTGTTCGCGCGTGGGAGCCGGTTTCGGTTTGGATTTCGCGCCCTTCGGCCTGCCCTTGGGCTTCGGGCGCAGCGCCTCCGGCCCTCCGCGACGATAGTCCTGGCACCACTGTTTCAGACACGTCCGGCTGGCGATGCCGTAACGTTCCATGACCTCCGGCCTGCTCATCCCACGTTCCAGATGGTCGAGCACAGCGGCGAGCTTCGTCTCGTAATCGTATTTCCTGTTGCCCTCGCGTTCTCCCATGAGCGCCGCCTCTCCGCCGATTCGGTATGACAACAACCATTCTCTCGTGGTTTCCTTGGACACGCCAAGCCGGCGGGCGAGCGACTTGGCGCCGATCCCATCGCGAATCAACCCGACGACGATTCTCATATACTCGACATCGTATGAACCCCTGCGTTTCCGTGACATAGAAAACCGCACCTCCAAATCATCGGACATGAATTACTCCAGTCCAACAATCGGGGTGCGGTTCATGATGGAGAAGGGGCAAAAGTTAAAAAACGGGTGTAAAAAATTCCACGGACACTACAGTGCCGCAAATTTTTCCACACCGAGGTTGATTTTCCGGCGCGAGTTTGAGTCTCACGCCAGAAAATTAATCACGCGTTGCGCAGCGGATTGTAGGCGACGCCGAAACCGGACGCGACGACACCGGCGGCGGTGGAAATGAAACCGCCCACCTGCGCATCACCGAACATCATGAAACCCAAACCGACGATGGACGCGGCCAGAGAGGCCACGTAGATGACGGTTCGGACCGTATCGTTGAACACCGGCCTGTAGCCACCGGAATCCTTGTAGTCGTCGGAAAGATCGTCCACGACCGTCTCGACCGTGGAACGCGCATGCTCAGCCATTAATACCACCTTCCTTTATCAGGCCTTGACGAGATACCAGGCGCTCTTATCCGCCGGAGCCAGCGCGACGTAGCGCACTGCTCCGCTATACGCCGTGTAGCGGCCCCAGATGTAGCCGTCCGCGACCGTGCCCCAATGATCCAGATTGACGGTCTGGCCGTTGGAATAGGTGGCGACCACATTGCCGGAAACACTCGGACGGTCGCGCACGTTGAGCCCGTCCACGGCCACACGATACGTGCCCTGCAGCACGTTTGCGGCGGACGATGCCGTGGCGGACTGCGTCGGCTGGACGGTGGGCGTCGGCGCCGTAGCGCCGGTCATCCTGTCATACCATGCCTGGGCGCGAGCCATGTAGTCCGCGTTCTGGCTTCCGGCGATGGATGCGGGGCAGGCGGTCGAGGAGAAATGACTGTGCGGGAACACGTTGACGCCCCACTGAGGGCGTCCGAGGCCGTAATGCTTGCAGAGCGCGGCCACCAGATGCGCGCCATTATCCAAGGTCGCTTCGGAGATCATCCACGGGTCGGCCGAGATGTCCGCATGCTCCACGCCGATGGACGTGAGATTCGCGTTCCAGTCGCCCGAATGCCATGCCGTATCGGTGTCCCAGACGAGCTGCGTGATTCTGCCGTCCGCCGCCGTCTGATAGTGCGCGGAAGCCTCACGGGTCTGCCACACGTCGTAGCAGCCCTTGCCGGTCAGGTTGCCGCCATTATGATGCACGACGATCTTGTCGATCTTGCATCCCTGGCGTCCCTTGGTCATGTGGGTGGAGAGGATGAGATCCTCGTCCGCTTCCAGATTCTCCCATGATTTCATATTTTTTCCTCCTTTTTTGATGGTTTTACGCCACTGCGAGCGCCCATATCATGACGGCCATCTCCAGCAGTCGCAGGAGCGGCAGCATGAGCAGGACGACGCAGACGAGCGTGAAAGCGGCCAAAAGCAGCGTCGTAACACAGGTGAGCCATACCGGCACGTCATGGCCACGCCACAGCAGCCACGCCACCGCAAGCAGCAGCGCGACGAACACTGCGGCAGCGGACGTCAAAGCGAGCATGCTGGCCGTCACTGCCGGTCCTCCAAGTATTTTTTGGCTGCAGCGACTATCCAGCATTGCGCGTCGAGTTTTTCGAGTTTGTCGAGTTCATATCGAACGGCCTCGCTGTGGTCGGTGTCCTTGTCGCCGTAGATCAGTGAGATCAGCGTGTTTTTGATCGTGTCGCGGCAGAGTTCGTCCATGCGTTCGTCGAATTTCTCGGTGCGTTCGCCGAGTTGCCGGGTTTTTGCGAAATGCTGCGAGAGTGGACTGTCATACGGCAACCGTTCCGGTTGCACGTGCGAATACAGGCCGGTCGCCAACGAGTCCAAAGCACCCGGCCAGACTTTCAGGCCGAGCGTGATGAGCGCGCATGCGCCGCCCACACCACCGAAACCGGCTAGGAAATTTTGCAGCACATTACATCTCCTTACGAGAAAGCCCCGCACGTGGCGGGGCTGTGGTTGGTTTAATACGGGTGGTCGGTGGCGGCGAACACGAGCGGCAATCCGGCATTTTGCAGCAGGGTTATGAGCGAACCGTCATCGAAACCACACAGGCGGGTCAACACCGTCACGCCAACAGGAATCGGCACAGTCAAGTTGTTCCTGATGCCGATGAGATACGAGCCGTCCTTCTTCTGCCACACGACGTTAGCCAGTCCATCAGGCCGTGGTTTTGGCGGATACAACCAGCCAGGATCTTCACCGGTGACGGTTATCTCACAGCCCTCGGCTGTGACACTCGCGCTGGCCGTCATGCCAGCCGGCACCCACGGCACCACCGGATCACGGTCCTTCAGGGTCGGCGGATCGTAGAGATTCCTGATCCTCACGCGGCCACCCCCAAACCGAGGGCTAGTAGATTGCCGTATCCTTGTCGAAGCAGTTGACGCCGACCGCATGGAGGACAGTCCAATCGTCGTCCGAGAAGATTCCTCGGCATGCGAGCAGGACCTTCGCACCGGCGCCCATGAGCAATCCTTTGGCCCACAGGTTTTTGTTCTCCGTGATCGCCAGACTGCCGCTGAACGTGACACCGTCGCTCGTCGGCTCCACACGCCCCTGCACATCCTCGATGACAGCCGAACATATGTATCCGCCCGTCAGCGGTGGAAGGACGATGTTGCCCCACAACCGCAAGAGCTGATTGTCCTCGGTCGCCGTGTAGGTCTGCCCTTCCACGGTGCCGGGGAATGAATTGCCGTTCGACAGGATGGTCTTGGTGGTTTTCGCCGGATTCCGCACGATCATCGCCGACCACCCGCCTTGACGGGACTAGTACGGTGCGGTCTGCGCGGTGAAGAAGCTTGGAAGCCCCCCCCCCGAAGCGAGAGCGTACGTGTTGGCGCGTTCCACGATGACATTGCTGATTGTCACACCGGTCTGGTTTGGCCGAATGCGAACACGGTCTGACTTTTTGAATGTGAAAGTCGTCTGGACGTGACCAATCTTGCCGGAAGAGAAAAGGGGGTTCCAGCCAGAATCGAACAACATTACATTAATGCCGGTTTGAGTCCTGCTGTTTTGAATGTCAGCCTCGAAAACATAAGTGCCAGCCTCAAGATTGTCGATTGCGACATCATAATCGCCGTGCGTGATGTCGCCTGTCCCATCATTGATCAATGGTGTCAATGGTGACGGATACCGGTTAATCCTCTTCATGATTCTCCAATTCCTTTCCGGTCAAAAGCTTCCAACCATCCCATTCCCTGCGCCACACCTCTCGGATGCGGTCGATGAGGAAGCACATGACGTTCGCATCGTTGCCCGTACTGCCGGTGTAATACTTGAGGCCATTGTGGAGTTTTTCGGTGCGGCACCACAGGCTGCCGACCGGAGCCGTATTGGGCTGGTCGGGCTGGACGAGGATCTGTTTGGCGCCCAAAGCCTTGCCGCTTTCGGAGATCGACACGTGGCAAGCGTTGAACGCGTCCTGTTTGAGGACGGTGAGGAAATTCGAAGCGTTGCTCACGAAGCTCACCGTACCGGCATTGATGCTCGCCACGGTGGTATCCGCCGTGGAAAGCGTCAGATTCGCGTCTTCGATGTGACCGTCGGCGAAGACCTTCTGGGCGGCCACCTTGACTTCCGGATGGTCGGCATAGAGTGCCTGAGAGGTGAAATCGACCGGTTTGAGCCATACGTCCACGAGTGTTTCGGCGGCGGGCGGCCATACCTGCACGCCGTTGTAAAGCGCGTTCATCGGCACAGGCACGCCACTATTATTGGTCATATACGGGAGGCCGACTTTCACGCCGTTGAGCAGTACAACCATGTCACGCCTCCTGAGAGGAGGCGGAATCGGTGGAATCGGTCGGCATGGTATCCGTCCTGTCCTCGCCAGACACGTCGGACGCCTTATCCTTCACGCTCTTCACCGCCTCGTCAATCGCCGTCAAAGCGTCGCTGGCATGGGATTCCACCACGGCCTTGGATTCGTTGATGCTATCGGTGACAGACTGCACCGCGGCGGCGTTGGCCGACACCTGAGCCGTCTGCTCCGACACAGACTGCACGGCATCCGCAGCCTGCACGCTCGCCGCCTGCGCACCGGCAGCCGAAGCCTGCGCCGCATTAGCCGCCTGAGCAGCCGCAGCCGACTGCGACTCCACCACGGCACGAGCACCGGTCAGATCCTCCAAAATCTGGGAAGCCACCGTCTTAGCCTGACCCTCCGGATAAAACACCATCTGACCCGGATTCGCCGCCGACATGGCCTGCGCCTCCTGCAAGCTGGACGCCAGCAGATACGTCAAAGCCGCACCAGTGTTAAGCGCAGGAGCCAAAGTATCCGAATCCACATCGACCAGGTCCGCGAACTCCACGGCCGTCGTACTGTCAGGCACGGTCACGTAGCGTCGGAACTTCCACAGGTCCGTGTCCAGTCCGACGGTGACCTCGTAACAGAAGGTGTTGTCGGTCGGCGGAACCGTCACGGTCGCCTTGCCTTTCGCGTCGAGTGCGACTTCGAAGCCTTCCCGCACGACGATGCGTGAGTCGTTGCGGAAGCGTTCGGTGGGAATCACACTCACAGTAGCGTTGGACAAGTCAACGATGCCGCCTGCACTGGGTTTGCCGAAGTCGAAATTGATCTTAGTCATCCGTGTCCTCCTTTAGAACAGTGGTTTGAAAAACGGGTGGAAAACCCACAGGTCGGAACGTTTCGCCGGAACAATGCCGACTGTGGGTTTTCACAAGGTGAAAGGTAAGAAGAATGCTGTTGGGAACGTTCGTGGATGATGTCTGGTGGCCGTCCTGCGCGAGGCTCCGTGAATGCACAAGAGTGGGCTACGAATCGGCCTACCGTTGTCACATCCAGTCAAAGTGGGATGGTGTCGATATGGAGTCGATCACTGCACCAGATATCGAGGAATGGCTAGGCTCGTTCAAACGGGCTGGCGCCGCACGGAAGGCTTGGGCCGTCCTGCGGGCGATACTGAGGCTCGCCTACCGGCGTGGCGTCACGGACAACGACGTGACCAGAAGGGAGATCCGTTTGCCGCATCTCCGCCGTTACGAGCCGCGGGTATTGGACGCACGCCAAGTGCGCCGCCTGCTGAAAGGCTTCTATGGCCACGCGTTGGAGGCGTGGCTGCTGGTCTCCGTATGCGCCGGATTGAGACGATGCGAGTCCGTCGGCATCGAATGGTCCGACCTGGACTTGAAACGAGGCACGGTCACCGTCAAACGTTCCGTACAATGGGTGGCGGGCCATGAGACCGTCACCGAACCGAAAACCGACCAGAGCAGACGAACCGTGGCACTTCCCCGATTCGCAGTCAAAAGGCTCGCGCAGTTGAAACACGGCAGGAGCGGACGGCTGGTCGGAGACCTGAACGCGAACCAGGTCGCCTCACACTACATGGCATGGTGTCGGCGGATGAAACTGCCCTGCGTGCCTCCGCGCAACCTGCGCCACACCTTCGGAACACTGGCGATTGCCGCCGGCGCCGACATCTCAGTGGTCGCGCGCCAGCTCGGACACAGCGACATCAAGACCACGGCCCGCTACTATCTGCGCCCGGATCTGTCGGTGCTGAAAAGTCTGCAACGGGCATGGGAGCGGCTCATTATCGGGGTCGCATAGCTTTCCGTAACCCAGACATGCCAACTGAAATGGCAGGACGCCGCATCTTTCGTTCCGGCTTCTTACGGCGCTTCGAACACCATCACGGTCAAAGACGGTCTGATTTTCGTGGACCTGTCTTCGTTCAGAAGCACCGTGAAAGTCGGCGATTACTCTGTCTGGCTGTTCGAAGAGGGCGTGAAGCCCTCCAAAACGGTCTATCTTGGGTGCATCGCGAACGTGGCTGGCATCGCGTATGGCAAACAGGCGAGGTGGAACACTAACGGTTCGGTGACGTTTATCGGAGGCGTTGGTTCGTCCGATATCGTCCAATGCTTCCCGAGGATTATTCCGGTGCCCGATGGTGTGGAATTCGTCTAGGCCGCCATCCAACAGCCATGCGCCGTGGAGTAGGCGGATTTCGGGTCGCCAAGCATCTGCACCTTCCCGTCACGCATGACAAGCAGGCTGAAACCGCAGGACGGGAACGATATGATGCTCTGGTCGGCGAGCGGACGGAACGCTTCAGGGATGACCTCAACCGCCATCATATAGTTCTGCGTTCCGCTGCCGACGAACTTGACGTTGCCGTTGATCGTGACGACGCGTCCGACACGACACAGAGAGATGGTGTTTTGTGTATACGGCGGCTTCCATTGCTGGGTTACGGAAAGCTATTTCACTGGCCAGCAGCCGCAGACACGGAAATAGTATCCGCTGTTCATGCTGCCGCTGATCGTGACCTTGCCGCCAGAGTCGAATGACAAGGCTCCATGCTGCCCGTTCACACCTTCCAGCAGTATTGCGCCTTCATCCTCCGGCAGGAAACCGGCGTCCATCGTCTCATTCACGGTCTGGCCGTTGGAATTGATGTCGGACGTGAAGGACGTGTTGCCAAAAGCGAACGCCATCATGCCGACTTTGGCGATATGTACCGTCATGCCGTAAGGCCCATGCCAGATCTGCCGTTCAAGGGTTACGGAAAACTATCATGAGATCGGATAGCAGAGCGAGCCGACGCAAACCTGATTGCTGCCCGCGGCTCCCATGTTCGCACATCGGATGGTGCCGTTCGGATTGACGACGAGCATCCTCGCCGTCTGCCCGTTCGACACGCACACCATTCCATTGACCTCGATAGGCGGACGCAGTCCGGCAGGCAACACGTATTCGCATTGCACCGAATCCCAACTGCCACTACCGATATTGCCGGAATATCTGACGAACATCATCATGCCAGTGCGGATGACCGTGAAGCCCTTCGCGTCGTACAGGGTTACGGAATCCCACAAAGCCCCCCTCGGCGTGAACAGGCGTACCGGCGTGCCGACCGTGATGCCGTCGAGCGGGATGCGCCACAACGGCATGTATGCGTCAACCGCGCCGGACAGTATCTTCCCCGACGGAATGGTCGGATCAGCGGCGATGGTCGCGTTCGGCGTGCCCTTCAACACGGTCAAGTTCACCAGCTCATTGCCGGTCTTGGAATCTCGATGGTAATGCGCGGCGATGATGTCGTTGCGTTTCATGCCTTGGGAGCCGTTCGCGATGGTCACGGTCTCCGCCGACGTGATATGCCAGTCCAAACCCTGTATCGACGCGCAGCCGGTGCCGATCGTCGCCATGTTGGGCGAACTCATAGAGCACTTGAACGCGTCTCCCCAGTCGTACACCACGTCGGACTTCGAAAACTTGGCCTGATGGATGATCGCCTTATCCTCGCTCGAAATATGTGCGACTCCGGCCTTGCCGTCAACAAGTTCGATGGTCACTGTTCACTCTCCTTCAACCATGATTCAAAAGATTCATCATCCTTCTGCATGAACGTCATGAAAGACGCATTGCATTGGGAGCACAATTCGTAAATGTCGGGCGTCACATCATCCGCGATGCGGGTCGCCTTGCCAGCCGAATAGCGGCGCACGGTGAACCATTCACGCGCCTCCGTATCGCCAGCGGCGACATAGGCGGTCTTGCCGCACTTGTCGCACACGTACTTCGAGTAACCGTCAGACTTCACTATCCAATCCTTTCAAACGTAAAACAGCCAAGCGAAGGCAACTGCCTCCACGTCCCGCCGAAATCCACGGAAGGGTCAACACCAGTCGTGTTCTGGACCACGTATCCGATCGGAAACCCGATCCGCCCGGAAGCGCCGTCGCCGACATGCGCGCTGATGACACCATCCACGCTCACGATCGATGAACCGTCCACCCTAACGCCACCAAGCACGTCCGTGGACGCTTTCGGCAACGTGTAGGCGTTCGCGCCCCGTTCGACCGAAGCGAGCTTCGACCGCTCGCCATCGGTCATCATGCCCGACTTGGCACTGTCGGCCACGGTCTTGGCCGCATCGGCGACGTTCTTCGCATCCTCGGCGGTCTGATTCGCCTTGCCGATCTGCGCCGCGAAACCGGAAGCCGTCCTGTTCGCCGAATCGGCGACCTGCCTGACGGCATCCAAATCCTCGGAAGCGACCTCCGCGTTGATCGTGCTGCCTGAAATTGATAGGCCACGGCCAGCCGTCAAAGACACGCCACCGCCAGTCGAACCCGAAGACGAAGAGGAAGAACCGGAATAGTTCGCATTCGCCGACCGCACCGGCAGTCCGACCTCGAACGTCGAAGCCAAAATCCCGGAATCGATTTTCACGATCCGCTTCGTCACCACGGCGGTGACGTTGACGCCGGAAGCCTGATCCGTCGCAACAATCTTGTCATCCACGCGCAGACCGTCGCCGACCTCATCGGACAACGTCACCTCGACCGAACCACCGGTCTGCAGCTCCTGCAGATGCTTCTTCGTTTCGGATTGCAGCGTGGACAAATCAGCGTTGGAATAGTCGTATGTGGCGCATACCTCATCGGCGCCAACGAATGTCTGCGTCTGACTCACCACACCGGTCGCATCGGCGAAATAATTGACCACCAGACGATCCTTAAGCTCCTGCGAGCCAAGGCCGATGAGATGATTAACCGCGCGACGGTTGGTTTCGGCCTTGAAATCCACCAAGTCGGAATCGATCGTGTTGTCGATGATGCCGACCGGCGTGATGCCAAGCAGGATGCGGTTATCCTTGGCTTGGAAGTCGAGGCGTCTGCCGCAGGATGCGAGCAGATTACGGAATCCTGCGTAGGCGTCCACGTAGCGTGGATTCCGGAACATCCAATTCGACAAAGTGGAAGCATCGGACGAATCGACGGTAAACACCGAATCCAAACCGATGCGCTTCAAAAGGCTTTTGAGGATGTCAGGCAGCTTGCCGGAGACGGTCAGGTAATCCTGATTAGCGTCCGGCTGCAATATCTTCGCCGCCAACATGCCAGTCCATGATTGGCCGATCCACGTGGCCGTGGACACGCCACCGGAAACAGTCACACGACGGTCGACGATCCGACCTCCCACGTCACTGCCGTCAAGCCAGAAATACCAGCCACGTTCGATTTCCGGCGCATCCGGATCGTCGATGGTCAATTCGAAATCGTTTTCGTCCGTGCCGCAAGCCCAATCCAACGTCACCTGCGAAACGCTCGCACGTGGCGTCAGCTTGCCGTCGGCGAGGATAACGTCAGCCAAGGCACACCTCCAGAAACGTCAAAAATGGTCAAATCGATGCCATAATTGCCGGAAACCGTCAAGAGGGAATCTCCGGCCGGTATCGGCTCGAAAACATATGAGCCGCTTCCCCTGCCGTTGCCACGAATGCCCTTGTCGAAAACATCCGAAACGTCGCCGTTTTCGGCTGTCAGCGTTATCGTCTTCCGCAATCCAGTGGCCGACAGCGACATATGACCGCCTTCCGGCACTGTCACATCAACCGCGTAAGTGTTGCCGCCAATCTGGAAAGACGGGTTGACGCAGGGGCCGAAAATGACCGCAGTGAACTCAGCGGCCTTGCCGGTCGGATTATTCACCGTCAAGGCGATTTTCGACGGAGCCAAATCGGTCGGCAGATCCAGTGGAAGGTCGATCTGCGAGCCGGTGCCTGCCGTCATCGGAAAGAAATGCTGCACCGGCAGCGCGCGACGCCAGACGCCATCGCAAAGGACAATCGTGTAATCGACTTGCGCGTATTCCGGCCATGGCACGAGACCGAGCGAAGAACCGACGACATACGCCCGCTGGAACCATTCGCCATCGACCGTCAACGTGCCAGGCGTAACGGCCTGCACGTCCAAATCGAAAGCCGTCTGCACCACGTCCAATCTTGACGGATCCGTGGTGCGGACGGTCATTTTCGCCGTCGAAGCGTTCCGGCTCACCGATTTGATGCCGCGCGTGGCCAGCGTGTACGTCCATGCGTATCCGCGCATTTCCTGCAGGTCAGCCACCCACAGATCATCGGCGTTGAGGTCGATGACCGTGCCATCATGCGACGTGTATTTAAGCTCGCGCATATTTGCGGATCAACCTCCCCAAGTCACGGTCGCTGACCGTCGAATCATCGGACGCGGCGCTGATAATCGCGCCAAGATCATTGTGCAGGCTTGTGATCGCAGCAACGACGGCACGCGTATCCACCTGCACGGAAACGTCCGGCATGTTGTGACTTGTCATGAACGCCTCTCGTGGGATGCGCATTTCATTGATGGCGCGCATGGCCTCAAGCCCGTAATAGTCGACAGCGGCCGCCCTGTGCGTGTACTCGCCTGCGGCGAGACGAGCGTTGAGCAGATACACGCTGTCGCTCAAACCATTGCCGGGTGCCCATGCCGGATCCACGTAGCCGGAGAACATGCCACCTCCGGCGAACTGCTGGAAGGTGCCGTCGGTGAACATTCCACCGGTATAGCCACCCTCCTTCTTCGTTTTCTCCGTGACGGTGAAGCTCTTGTCCGCGATCTTGAAGTTGTTGATGGAGCGGAGCACCGGAGTAGCCTGGTCGTTGACCGATGCGGTGCTCTTCTTGTCGTTCAGCTTCTTGCGGTTGACAGCGTCGACCTTCGGTCCGGCCTTGTCGGTCGAATCAAGCGTGTTGCGCTTGTTCGCCAGCTTACGCGAATTCGCGCGGGCGACTATCTGCGACGCGATATCGTTTGATGTCAGGGTGTTGCGCTTGTTGGTGAGTTTCTTCGCATTGGCCGCGTTGACCTTGGAAGTCGCATTGTCTTTTGCGTCGAGCTTGGCCGTGGCCTTCCTGCCGTTGAGCTTGCCGACGTTCGCGGAGGCCGTCTTGGCTTTCTTCGACGCCTTATCGGTCGCGTCGATGGTGGCGTTGACGTGCTTCCTGTTGAAGTCGTCCATCATCTTCCGCGCCTTCTTGGCGCTGGCCGTGGCCTTCTTGTCGTCGGCGTCGAGCTTGGCCTTCGCTATCTTCTTGTTGAATTTGTCAAGGTTGGTTTCCGCGCCTTTGGTCTTCGACTTGGCCTTGGAATCGTCAACGTCAAGCTTCGCCTTGTTGTTGTCGGCGGTCTTCTTGATGTTGTCGATGGAAGCCTTGATGCTGTCGGAACTCAGTCCCCAGCGGTCCGCCAAGGCGTTGGCGGCCTGTTCGCTCATGCCTGAGGCTTCGGCCTGCCGGATGATCGCATCACGTGCGTCCTGCAGCACGCCGTTCGCACGTTCGATCTCGCCGCTACTAAAACCGGTGCTCTCGCCCTGCTTAAGAATCTTCTCCGCAGCATTCTGGGCGCTGCTGGCGATGTCCTCCAACGCCTGCTTGGTCTTCGTGCCCTCCTCGGAAAAACGGTCAAGCAGATTCCCATTCTGGTCGAACACCACGCCGTTGTCCTCGCATGTTTTTGACAGTTCACCGATCTTCTGATTCAGTTGGTCGACCGCCTGGTCTGCGGTCAGATTGCCCGACTCCAAACCAAACAACGCCTGGACAAGATCATCGATTTGGCTTGACGCATCCGAAGCGGAAGAGCCAAGCTCTTTGTTCGCGCCGGCAGCTTCCTTCGTGGATTTCGCCGCGCTATTGGTTTTGCCATCGAGTTCGTCCAACGCCTTGGACTTGTCCTTGGCGCCTTTCGTGCCCTGCTGGTAGGCGGTGGTCAGGGCGGAAAGGCCGTCGCGCAGCGCGGTGGCCTTATGTGACCCGCTGCCAAGGCTGGAGCCGAGCTTGTCCGCCGCCGAGTTGACCTGCTTGATGGCCGTCTTGTTGCCTTCGGCGGCCTTGGTCATGGTGGTGATGCTGATGCCGGCCTCGCTCATCACGTCGGTCAGCTTCTTCGATCCGGTGATGCCCTGCTCGATCGCACTGAGCCATCCCGGTTCGCCATGGAAGGTGCCGACATCCATATTCTGCAGCTGGTTGACCAGCGCCTCGTGGATAGCGCTGGCTCCATTGGCTGCGGCTGACTGCACTTCCTGCACCGCCTGCTTGGTATTCTGCGCGGCCGTCATGAAACCGGTGAGCGCCGTCGTGGCAATGCCCAGGGCGATGCCCCACGGACCTCCCATAAGTGAGATGAGTCCGTCGGCAACACTGTGGAACCCCTTGGATCGGAGCGTGGCGGAATCCTCCGCAGTGCCGAACGATTCCAACTGCTCCTGCGCGCTCTGACCGCTCGCGCGGAACATCTGGAAAGCGGTCTGCGCGGAAGCCAAAGCGGTCTTGACGCGTTGGATCGGGTCGATGGCCAGGCCGATGTTGTTGGCCATCGTGCTGGTGCTGCCGTTGAGATTGCCTGCGGCCTTGTGTACGGCTCCGAACACGCCGGCCAATGATGCCATGACCACGAGCGTCTGCTGCACGCCTGACGGCAAACCGGCGAACGCGTCAACCAGCGTATCCAAGCCCTGCACCATCTTGCGCAAAGGCCCCTGAGCGCCCTCGCCGACGGAAATCATCAGAGACTCCATGGAGCCGCCCAGATTCTCCAGATCACCCTTGAGATTGTTGTTCTTCGCGGCGGCCTGCTCGGCGGCGTAACCGCTTTCGGACACGGCCTTCGTCCACTTGTTGACGCCGGACTCGCCAGCCTCGTACAGGTAGTTCGCGGCCTTGATCGCGTAGCTGCCGAAGATGGTCGCGTTCGCCTGGTTGCGCTGCTCGTCGGTCAAGCCTTTTTCGGCCTTCTGCAATTGGCCGGCGAAGTTCGCCATGCCGACGAAGTGGTGTTGAGCGTCATATGCGCTGATGCCCAATTCCTTCATCGTGTTGGACGCTTCGGCGGACGGTGCGGCCAGCTTCATCAGCATGCTGTTCAATTGGGTGCCGGCCTCGGCGCCGATGGTGCCGTTCTGGGCGAACAGGGCGAGTACGCCGGTGGTTTCCTGAATGTTCATACCGAAAGAGTTGGCCTGCGCGCCGCAGTTGTTCAGGGCTTCGCCGAAATCGGACACGTTGCCGACGGCCTTGCCCGCGCCGGCCGCAAGAGTGTCGGCGACCTGCGACGCCTGCGAGCCCTTCAGATGGAACATGGAGAGCGCGTTGGCCATGTATTCGGCGGCATCCCCCACGGCCATTCCATCGGACGCGGCCAGATTCAAAGCGCCAGACAAACCGCCGGTGAGAATGTCCGTGACGCTCATGCCGGCCTTGCCGAGATCGTTGATCGCGTCGGCGGAATCCGAAGCGGAATAGACGGTCGATGCGCCTGCCTCGATGGCGGCGGCACGCAGCTGGTCCATTTGGGCGCTGGTCGCGCCGGTGTTCGCCTGCACGGTGCTCATCTGCTGGTCGAAGTCTGCGGCCATCTTGACTGCAGCCACGCCGAACGCGGCCACGGCCAGTCCGGCGGCGGTCATGCCGCTGGCGATGAGCGCGGACTTGCGTCCGGTGTTCTCCATACCAGAAGCGACTGTTCTCGCAGTGCTTCCGGCGCGGGTCATCGCCGCCTCATATGAGGCTGTGTCGGCCATCAACCGGATGACGATGTTCTTGTTCTCCGCCAAAGCATCCTCCAAAATGTCAGGTCAAATGCGCCACCAAGGCGTTCGCGGCCGGATTGTCCCTGCCGTTGGCCTCCGTCCACTGTTTCATGGCCTGCTGCATGTGCGCAGTGGCCCAGCAGACGCTGGTTTCGGCATGCAACGTAAGTTCGCCCTTCGGGTCTTGGCAGATCGAGCGAGGCAAACCGCACATGGGGCATAATGACCGTTCGTATTCCACCAACGAACGCATCCAATTGCGTTCCGTCTCATCCCACTCGACCTCATCGCCCCTGCTCGGCATCCAGCCCAGGAAACGTTTGTAGCTGATGCCGAGCTGGCGGCAGATCTTAAGATCCTCGACTAGTTGCGGAGAACCTGCGAGGCGAGGTCGAATGCCGCTTTTGGGTCCGCTGCGGTGCCGTTCAGTTCCGCGATGGCCTGCCAGATCGGCGTGAACTGGCCATCCGTCAATTCATCGAACAGACTGCGCCACGCCTGTTCTGTCTTGTCCTCGTCGGCCACCGGCTTGCCGCCGATGGTCGCGGAATCAAGCATGAGCGGCAGTGCCGCGGCGGTGGTGCCGAACATGTCGTTCGTGCCGTTGTCATTTCGGTGCGCGGCCAATGCCTGCGCCCACTTGCTCACCGGCAATGCCCGCAACGTGAGCTTCAACGTCTCCGCATCCGCCTGTTCGCGCAGCTCTTCGATGCGCCGCGCGGTGGCCTTCGCCTGCCGGTTCGTCCCAGCCTCCGTGATCTGTTCGCGCGTGGTCTCCTCGGCCAGCACATCACCCAATCTGGCGATGTCCTCGGCGGTCTGCTGGTTGAGGATGACATCGACCTCACGAGTGCGCCTGGTGACTTTAAGCATTGTTGTTCCTTCGCTCTAAGATTCGTGCTCCTTTACCGGAAAAAAGAAAAGAGGGTCCCGCACCGGCGAAAGGGACGAAAGTCCGATGCGGGAAGAATCAATCAGGCGACCTTCACGTTCTCCGCCCAGCCGGGAGCGCGAACGGAGAAATTGACCTTGCTGCGCAGCACGCTGTTCGCGGCGATCGCCACCTTGGCGCTCATGCCGATGCGGACCGCGTACACGTTCACGATGTCGCCGGCGACAAAAGTCTTATCCGTCTGCTTGCCGTAGCGGCGCACGAAATAGCCTTCCACGCCCTCGATCAAAGTCTCCATTGCCGCGTTCTGCGTGGAATGCGAAGTGTTGGTGTTGTCGATGACCTCGACGTTCGGGCCACTGATCTTCTTGCGTCCGGGATTCTCATAATCCTGCGCGCTGTTCTCTCGCTGGTCGGAGATGGACTCCTGCGACGGAGTGCAGCTCCACCCGCCTAAGGTGACGTAGTTGGACAGGTCGGTTCCAGCGTTGATCTCTGCAGCGGTCGGCTTCTGGATGTTTTTGATGGACGGCACCCAGATTGTGTTGACCAGACCGTCCGCCGGTGTGGAAGGAACTTCGGTTCCCAGAGTCAAAACCATGACTCCTCCTTAATATTTAATGGTCACATGCGTGACCAGTTGAATTTGAAAGTCAGAAGACGACACTGGTAAAGCAGCGCCGTATCCTCTGCGGTAAGTCCGGCCGCATAAGCGCCGGAATCGGAGAATAACGTCAGACAGCCGGTGTCGAAACCCTGCGCGACGAACCGTTTGCCAGCAAGTCCTGGAATCATGAGGTCATCGGCCAGCACGTTGACGGAATCGGCCGTGGTGCTCACGATGCGCACCGTCAAAGTGCCGATGCCGCAATGCACATGCTGCGTTTCGCCGACGATGTGGCCGTTTGTCGTGACCGTTTCGATCACCCACGGCGGCTTCTCCGTCGGCGTCGGCGTGGTCTGCTTGTAGACCTTCCACCCATCCGCCGGCTTCGGAACATGGTCGAGGATCGTGGCGGTCAACGTCATGATCGACTTCATTCAGACCACCTCCACGGCGGCACGCGCCACGTATTCCGCAAGCTTCGGAAGCTCTTCCTCACCATGCTCGTAGAACCGATGCGTTCCACCGCCCCTCGCGGTGCCGAAGAACGCAATGTTCGCGAGCGAACCAGTGCCGCCCTTCGTCGGGCCTATCTCGGCGGTGATACGCCCAGCACCCTCCGAAACGGTGTAGGTGACCGGGATACGCCTGAATGCGGCATTGCCGGAACCGTTCAGGTCATCGCGAATCGAGTTCTTGACGTTCTGCGCGCCCTTCTTCACCGCAGCGGAGATCAAGGCGCGGCGAGCCACGCCCTTGGCGAGCAGCGCATCGCCGAAGGCCGTCAACTGCGAAGCGTCGAACAGTCCGCTCATGAGTCCTCCTTCACGTTCCAACGGCAGGCGGTGGCGTGCGTCTTCTCCGATTGCGGGGAGACGAGACGGAGCCGTCTGCCGTTGAGCAGCGGATTAGCGGATTCCGTGACTTCCACCACGTCACCGGCGCGAAGGCCTGGAGTGCCATATGGAAAATGCACGTACAAAGACCAGACCAACGAGACGGCGCCCATGGCTTGAGCCGCGGTGCCTTCGGTCTGCTCGCTGGCGAGGCCGCCGCTGGTCTGCACCTTGCAGCTGCCTTCGTACACCTGTTCCTTGCCGGTGGCCGTCAGGCCCGTGTCCGGATCCGTTGTGGTGGCTCCGGGGCGGGTGACGACGCACTGGTCGGTCATGAGGCTTTCGGCCATCTGGCGTAATTTCGGAAGGGCTCCGATGAGAGGTGCCATGCTTGGCATGTCAACCTCCTCAGTAGTCGTAGGGGTAGTGCGGCAGCGGGATGGCCACGGGTTCCGGAGCGATGACCGCCGTAGCGAGATCGCTGCTGACACGTTTCAGCAGCATGTCCCATTCCTCGTCGAGGATGGAGATCTCGCCGCGACTGCGCGAGCTGTCGATGCTGGTCTGCATGTTACCGTCGTCGATCTGCAGCATGGTGCTGCTCACGCCCTCAGGGTTGAGCGCCTTGCGTGCGACGGCGGCGGATTCCACCTCGATGACGGTCTCCTGATATCTCTCGTCCATGCACCATTCGTCCAGCACTGGGATGCGGTTGCGGATCATCATTTCGGCGCGGCGGAGCCATTTCCCGATCTGCCTGCCTTCGGTGCTGTCGGAGGCGATGTCGCGGCCGAGTTCAACCGCGACATCGTCGATGTTCGCCCAGGTCATAGAATCACTTCGCGATGATACCGGCGGTGCGCAGGCTGGCCAGCAAAGCGTTGATGGTGGCCACCTCCTGACCTGTGGTGGCGTCCCTCACCGCAGCAGCCTGCTTGGCGGGCATGCCGGACAGCACCGTGTCGAGCGGCTTAGTTGCGCCGCCCGGCTGCGGCACATACACCGCGCTTGCCGGGATCATGCCCTCGTGACGTCCGTTCGCGGTCTCCTTCATCATTCACCATCCTTCTCACTGGTCTTCTTCTTCGGCTTCGCGGCGTCGGCGACCGTGCTCGGTTCGTCGGCCTGCACCTCGGCCACCGTGTAGCCGTGACGTTGGAAATAGTCGGACGGATCCGCATCGGTCTCACCGACGCCACCGACGAAGGTCACGCCGGCGGTGACGCCGTTGTACTCATTATTCGGAGCTTCGATTCGCCACATCATGATCACCTGACCTTGATCTTGCGGAGCACGCCAGCGGCCTTGGTGGCCTTCAATGCGACGCCGACCGGACCAAGTTCGACCTCGCCGCGATGCACTGCGCCCGGCTGGGTGAAGTCAGGCAGCCAGGTCTTCACGAGGGTGCCGTCGGTGGTGGTGATGCCGCAGAAGCCGTCCAGGCCGACGCGGTACGCGTACAGGCTGGTGGTGCCGTCGGAGGTGATGGGGATGATCGGATCGTTGCTGCCGGCCTTCTCGCCGGCGTCGGCGAAGAGGATGCCGCCATAGGATTCGCGGCTGATCGGACGGCCGTTCGCGTTGGCGAGACCATCGATCGGCTCGCGCACGTACATGCTGGTGCGGCGCACCATGGCACGGACGCGGGCAAGGGCCTTCTTGTTGCCGACCACGATGGTCGGCGTGCCGTCAAGCAGGTCGAGGAACTCGTCGAGCGTGTCGATGGCCTTGTTGCCCTTCTCTCCTTCGAGGTCGGTCCAGTCGTAGGTGCCGGAGGCGGGCTTCATCTCGGTGCTAGAGCCGGTGAGCGCCTTGTCCAGGCCGTCGAAGGCCTTATCGTTCACACCGGTATCGCCGTTGATGACGGTATCCTGGAACAGGGTTATCGCGGCCTTCACCTTGTCGTTGATGTTGCGTGTCACCTCGTCGGATCCCTTCGGGCCGACGTTCGCGAGGATGCGGTCGATCTCGAAGGCGCCGCCGAGCACGGCGAGTGTGGTGCTGTACTTCCTGGTCGTGGTGGTGCTTGGCGAGTATTCCGTGTTGATGGCGCGGAATTCGGCGGTGGGCTGGGTCTCCTGCCGACGGTAGGAGTAGTCGAGCGTCGCGCCGCCTCCTGCGGGGTTCACGGCATCATCGAAGATGAGGGAATCAAGGATGACGCTGGACTTTCGAAATTCGTCGATGACGAAAGGGTCGTAGTCTTCGAGGGCGTTGTTCTTCGCCTCTGCGAGAGTGACAGCCATAAGGTTGTCTCCTTCCTAAGGAATCGGTTACTTGTAATATGCGGAAATGGCTTCGGAGAGACTGTGCGGCTTCGGATCGCCGCCCTTGCCCTGGCTCGGGTCGGGCTTGACGTTCGGCTTGTTCTGCACGCTGACGAGCTTCAGCAGGCTGTCCGCATCGGCTTCCAGCTCCTCGCGAGTAGATCCCTGCAGACGTTCCGCCAAGACCTTCGGCAATTGCTTGTCGACGGCGACCTCGTATCGCAGTGCCTTCGCGGCATTGCCGGTGTTGGACTTCTCCAGGCTGGCGATCCTCTCTCTGGCCTTTTCCGCGTCGGTCTTGTCGCGATCCTCGAACTCTTTGATTCTGGCGTTCGCGGCGGCGAGCTGTTCGCGCAGCGACTTGTTGGCCCGGCGCTCGTTCTTGAGCGCGGTCATGCCGTGTTCGCCGAGCTTCTCGTCGCCTTCGCCGCCGGTATTCGCCTGTGGGTCGGATTGCGGCGGCTCCGGCTGCGGCGGCTCTCCGCCGCCCGGTTCGGCACCGGTCTCGATGGTGCGGATGCGGATGAGATTCCACCATTTCCTATGCATTGTGTTTTCTCCTTGTGGTTTCCTTGGCCGTCACATCGCGTGCCGGCGCCGACACCATCGCGATGCCGGTGAAAAATTCGATTTCGGCTAGAGGATCCAGCCGTACTTGTAGAGCATGCCCAAGGCCTTCTCATGATCGTCGCCGCAGCGTGCGTAAATGGTCTCGGGCATGAGACGCGGCCTGTCGACCTTTGTGTACCGGCCGCCGTTCTTGACGAATTCCTTGGCGTATCCGGAGTCGATCATGCGTGATGCGGCGAGTCCGTGGCGCGTGGTGCCCTCGGTCGTGTACTTGATGTTCCGCCCGTCGATCTGGGCGGTGCGGATGCCGCGTTGGGCGTTAACCAGCTGGTTGAGGTCGGCTCCGTCCTCGTAGGCTCGGGCGTTGGCCCTGCTGCCAAGGACTTTGGCGAGCTGGTCGTCGGAGAGACTGTCGAGGTATTCGTTCGGACTGGTGCATGCGTTTGCCGGTGCTTTCGGACCGGTGTAAACGGCGATGCAGTCGCAGTGCGGATGCCTTTCGAAAGGCGTCTTGCCGCATGGCTGTCCGGCGAGGATGACGCATCTTCCGCAGCTCGGCGGTGTCAGGCCGCGCACGTAGGTGGATTGGTAGCAGATGCCGCGAGCGGTCATGCTTGTGGCCGACCGGTGAGTGTCCGCCAGCATGGTGCGCGTCCTGAGCACCAAGGTCACGCCTATGCGGTCCATGGCCACGTTCACCGGAGCGCCGTTGGATACGGCCCGCTTGCCGATGGTAATCGCCGTCCACATCGTGTCCACGGTATCCATGCCGTTGCCGTTCACACCGACCCACTGCCATGGGTCCGGCTTGTATTCCGGGTGTGCTGCGTTCACGTCGAAGCGTTCCATGATTTTCGGCGTCGATGCGATCGCGTCGTCGGCGGTGTGGTATTGCGCCGTGTCCAATACGCGGAAAAGTTCAGGCATCATGTCTGCGAAGGCGGTGTCGAAGTCTGGTTGCGCGTGCTTATGCCACAGTCTGAGCACCGTCGCGGCCAGCCGGTTGCTTCGACTGCGCAGCAGACGGTTCTGCGCCGTCGCCTCCTGCGGAAGCGTCTGCCCCGCCATCGTCGCCGCCATAGTCCACGTCCTTCATGAATTGGCCATAGGATTCGCTGATCTGCTTGGCGAAGTACTCGCGCTCCTTGTCCTTGCGGGCCTCGCTCCAGCCAAGCTCGTCCCATGCCCCTTCGCGGGAAAGGATGCCGGACGCCATGAGCTTCGTGATCGCATCCGCACGCTGAGCGTAGGTTGGCGTGTTCGGATCCTCCCAGTCGCAGCGCACCAGGTTCGCGTTAATGTCGTCGCTGGTGGCGAGCTTGTGCGCCACGGCCATGACCTGCGACCACGCATCGCCGTCAACGGCGTTCTTCAGCTCGACGTTCTTCACCAGTCTCAGCTCGTCGGCGCGGATGGCTCCCTCGGCTGCTGGATTGGCGGTGTTCATTCCGAAATAACGCATCGGAAGACCGGTGATGGCGCTCATCTGCTCGCTCAGCAGGTCGATGACCGTCTTGAAGTTCGACAGGTCGGATGCCGTGAACTGGCCGAATTTCGCGTTCGCGTTCTTGGAGGTGAGCATCGAGTTGAAATAGGTCTTTATCGCCGATACCGGCTGTCCGGTCTTCGCGTCGATGAAGTCGTTGTTCGTGACGCCGATCGCCCATTTGCCTGGCACCGCGTGAGTTTCCATGGCGATCTGCAGGTCGAGGATGGCGCGTGCGGCCATGTCTGTCGGCCGCACCACGTCGGCCATCTCGCTCTCGCCAAGGAAGTCGCCGGCGCGCGGACGGTTGAGGAACTGCACAACAGGGACGACGCCGAGGTGGTGGTCGTCGCGGCCGGTCATGACCCACTTGCCGTGCTGTTTCTCCAGCCAGAGCGTGTATTCGGGCGTGTACAGCGTCGCGTAGTCCGGCGTCCCGTTCTCCCAAGGGTCGAAATAGACGCGGAGCGCTGATTCGACGGTTCTCGTGCGCGGGTCGATGCGCGCGATCATGTTCCTGGATGATTCGACGGTGATCAGTGGATGCCGTCTGTCCTTCGGGTTAGCACCGATGCATACGAAGCCGTGGCCCTGCACGCGTGTCTCCGTGTGCAAAAGCACCTGCTGCGATTCCATGTTGTTGTATTCCCAAAGCTCGCGCAGCTCGTTTGACACCTTGTCGTCATTCGGCACGGAGAAGGATTTGACCTGCTGGCGCTGCACGACGCTATCGACCACGATGCGCGGCCAATTCAGCGGAAAAACGAACGAGCGGAGTTCGGCCGGCACGGCGATGCCGATGCTCTGGATGACCTGCCGTCCGCGATAATAATCATCCCACTGCCTATGAGGCTTGCGCAGTCGTGCAAGCCGGTAGGTGAGGCTCCTGATGAGCTTCGCGTCATCGTCGGAAAGCCTCGATGCCTGTATCAGCTCCACAAGAGCCTCCTTACCAGCCGTACACCATGACCGGTGAGCCGCCTGCGCTCCAGCCGAGCGCCCTCATGTCGGACGCCGCCTCGTGCGCGAGGATGTCGGCCATGGTTATATCGATCTTCTGATTCTCGCTCGGCTTGCCGAGCACGTACTTGTCGCCTGGCTTCGCGACCTTACGCGCCGCCATCATGTGCAACCGAGCCATGCGATCATTGGAATGCGTCGTGCTGTGGTCGGCGGTGTCCTCCATGAAGCGGGTGAGCGCGTCATACATGCGCCCGATGCGATTGGTCGGCCAAGGCACCACGATGTCCTCGTCAAAGCGGCATGCCCACTCGTCCACCTGCGACTCCCACGGATGCGGATCGCAGTAGAAGCGCTGCACCTTGTACCTGTCGAACATTTCTGACACGCAGGCGTCGACCTCGCTTCGCGGTATGCGCCCCTCCCACTCAACCGGATTCCAATACGCCGGACGATTTGACGGCCCGTACGTCGGCGTCCAACGCCAGCCATCCACGGTCTCCGCACGCAATGCCGTCCAGTCACCGGATTGCGAACCATCGAAGCCAAGACAAATCTCAGCACCCGGCTCAGGTGGCTGACGGTCAACCATCGTGCCATCGTAAAGCGGCTCAGGCATATACGAACCCAAACCCTGCACGATCTCACAACCGTAGAAACGTCGAGCCTGCGCCGGGTCACGGGCCATAAGCTCGGTCGCGGTCGCTTCGACCTGATCGAGCGGCACCCACGGCGAACCGGAATAGACGAATTCGAGAATCTTCCGCCTGTCCTGCGGATCAGCGAAATCCAATAAGGGGTCATGCTTCGGGAAGAATTTCATGATGTCCGACGCCGTGCTCTCGTAGGTCATCTGGCCAAAGCTGGCGTCCATCGGGTCCCATGGATTCGTCAGCTCAAGCATTCTTCCATCCATGGCCATAGCGCCACGCATCACTGTGTCGCCTACCTCGAACATGCCGCTGCGCCTAGTCCAGATGCCGGACTCGTCACCGAGCACGAAGTTCACCGGATTGCCCAGCTTGGAATGCGCCGAAGCCGTCACAGGGTCGATGCGTCCGCCGTTCGGAAGGCGGATGAAACCTTCACGAACCTTCATCAAATCGGACAGGTGGCCATTGCGCACCATCGACTGCAAAGGACGGTAGACGTTCGCCGTCTGCTCTTCCGAAGTGGCGAGCAGCTGAATCAAAGCGGTACGACGCGGCATGCCCATCGGCTCACCCGGAGAATACACGTATTCGAAACCGCACGAGCAACCCCAGTCGGAGCAGCGGAACGTCTCGCCGCCACGCGCCCATCCACAGAACACGCATGGGCCAACACCCTCAAAAGCAGCAACAGCCGCACCGAAAGGCGACTTGCCCAGCTTCTGACCGCCAACGATCTGTCCACGACGCCATTTGAACGCCGCAGCCTGACGAGGCCGAGCCGGATCATACACGGCATCGGGCTTCACTCGATAAAAATCAATCGCATTGTCCAACTGCCAGCCCACAAGCTCAAACGGCTTGCCAAGGTCAAAACCGTTGGGGACGACACAATGCGCGGCAATCCAGTCAGCAAAAAGAAAACCAAGGGACTTCGGAACGACCGGCTCTTTCTGCTCGCTCATTCCGCATCCTCTTTCTGATTCTCAAGCCACCGCTGCTTAGCGCTCTTGAACGGAATGATCTTGTCAGAAGATTCTGCCGAGCGTTTCGGCTTCGGCTCGTCATCGACAATCGCCCAACCATTCAAACGAAGGCCTTGCGGAGTCAAACCGATGGTGTCGGCATACCGTGCAAGCGCGGTACGGTCAGCGGCCTTCGCCTCCGAAGACTCGCACAATACGAACTGGCGGACATACAGGGCAATCGTCGTGAACATGTATCCATAACGCGGCATATGCCATGCGATAGCCTGCGGCAACCGCCACAGGTCGCGCCACAATTCACGCTCACGCCGATTCCACGCCTCCGTGGCCTTCTCGTCGCGCTCCTTGTGGAAACCGTCATCATCCTTCCAAGTGTCCCAAATCGTCCACTCGGACAGCGGAAAAGCCTTCGGACGGTAATGATAGCCACGAGACGAAAGCGGAAGAATATCAGCGCCAAGACCACGCGCGTCCGACCGTGCGCTGGAAGGATCCGGCATCGGACCGGAGCGTGTGCGTGCGCCGCCATGCGTCGCCATGCGACCTCCAATCCTCGAACCGGAAAAATTACGGTATCGGCCAGTCCGTCAAATCTTGAACTATCCGCGAACTTGCGAGTCCCCTCACCGGCGGTCTTGGCCTTGCCGTTCGGGGTACCCCCCTAGGGGTGTTGGCGGGTTGGTTGATTGTATTTTTTCCTGTTTGGCGTGTGTTTTGTTGTTTTTGTTGTGTGTGCTTGTTTGGTTCGTCCGCTTGCGTTTGATTTGTTTGTGTCGTGTCGTGTTTGCGTTCGCGCTTGCCTGTTGGCTGCGACTGTGGTTGCTGCTGCGGCTTGGCTTGGTGTCGCGTCCAGTGTTCGATGCTTGCGGTTGCTTTGTGTTGGCCGTCTTGTCTGTTGCAGTGTCTGTGTTCCGGTCCTGTCCAGCTTTGTCTGTTGTCGGTGTGGCCGAGGTCCCATTGGTCTGCGGCTGTGACTGGCTGTCCGCATTTGGCGCAGATGTGTGTTTCGCCTGTGGCCAGTCGTGCCTCCCATGCCCTGCGGAGGTGGCGGTGTGCTGCGTCGTATCCTCTTGCTGTTGAGCTGCCACGCTGCCGCTCGTATGCGTGTGTGTGGATGGCGCAGAAGCGTGTGCCTTGTTTGACGAGTTGTGGGCAGTTGTGCCAGGCGCATCTGCGGAGACTCATGTGGCCTTGCCGCCTTCCATGGCTGTGATGTCCGGCATGTCTGGGGTACGTCTCCCGCGAAGGTCCCCCAGCTGGCCACCCCCGATTCATGGGCTACCGACACAACGGGTGTCGCCGCCATGGTCGACGTCCTTCGGTGCGACGGCTCCAAGGGTTGCTAGTGGCTCCATGCCGGACAGAGATGATTATAGCGAATGCAGCTGGATATGAATAATGGTCCAACCATTTCCGGCTGAACCATTTTACTACTGTACGACAGTATAGCATTTCAACGGTGACAGTCAAGTAGGGCTGCTAGTTCTCCGAGGTTGAACGTGTACTGCCGCTTGTGTTCCGTCGGCGTGGCGTGCGACAGTTTGCCACGTTTGAGCCATTGGCTGATGAGGTTGCGTGATACGGTCAGGCCGTATCGTTTCAGCTCCTTGGCCGCATCGCTGGGTGTGCCGGTGATTTGCATTTGCCATAGTCTTTCGTCTCGGGCTGCTTTGATTGCTGGCGCGGCCCATTCACGGCGGCAGCCTTGGCATGTGACCGATTCTGCTTCTGGCGTGCCGGTGAGCATGCTGTCGCATTTTGGACAGGTGCCGAGGATTATGAGCTCGTCTTCCGGCGTCAACGCTCGTTCGTTGCGTCTGGCGATGTGTTCCAGGGCGGTGTAGTCGTCGGCGGCGGTTGGCATGTTCAATATGGTGTGCCGGTTGCTGATGATGGCATACCATGCTTTCCGCCAGTCGTATGCGGCGTATGCGGCGCGTATTTTGCCTGCCTGTTCGGCCAGCCATGCCTCGCTGTCTGCGATGAGGTCTTGCGCGTGGGTGTCGATGGGCAGTGGCGCGTTGCCTTTGTTTGGCGTGTGTTCTGGGGTGCCGATGTGCGCCTGACGGAGCATGATGCTGCGCAGGGTCGGTAGCTGGATGTGTCCGAGCTGGTAAATCATGGCCCAGTAGTCGGCGGTGCATTTGGTGCAGAGCGTGCCGCTGGCGGGTTTGCCGCAGTGCTGGCAGTCGGTCAAAGTCGGGCCTCCTTGTCGTACTGGTGGATTATGGCGGCGACTTCGGCTTTCGGCACTTGCGGCACGAGCGGCGCGATTTCGTCGAGTGCATAGCCGGCCTGATGCCATTTGACGATCATGTCCATGAGGGTTTTCTTCACTTTCATTTCGTTTCCTTCCTTGTTCTGGTTGTGAATGCGGCCAGTCCGGTCTCGGCATTGAACACCTTGACCGGTTCGCCAGTTCTCAAGGACATGGCCTGCGCGTAGTCGCCAGCATCGTCGATGTTCTCGAACGTTCTGACGCCTTCCTGGGTGACGACGTTGTAGCTCATCTTGCCGGCTCCTTGTCCGCGCCGCTCACATGGCTCCAGTCGCATGACATGCCGCCCTTCTGGTAGCCCGCGTAGACGACGCAGACCACTTGCCTCGTGTCGGACAGTGTGACGATGCATTCCTTGATGTCGTCGCCGGACCTTTTGGAGCATGTGGTGCCGGTGGCGGCGATGGCGGGGGCCGGGGTCGACGTCTTGGACGCGCTCCCGCATCCTGCGAGCGCGAGGAGGAATACCGGTGTGAGCAGGAGCATGGTTATGGCGGTCAGGCCGATGCCGGCTGGCGCGAGTGGTTTGCGTTTTCTCATTTCGAGTGTTTCCTTCCTTGTCTGGCGGTTGACGTTGTCACTCATTTTTGGAACTCCTTAACTGATCGTGAATATGATGATCGGGGCGACGCACAGGCAGACGGTCAATACGATGCCGAACGCGATTTCAAACGGGTTGTGTTTCATTCGATGGTCTCCTTGTATGGGTTTTCGCTTGTATATTGCGGAAAGTCGCATTCCTGGTCTTTCCATCCGGACGCGTAGCCTTCCTGCCATGCCTTGCGGCGTTCGTGTTCCAACCATTCCAAACTGCACATGGTTACCTGTTCGTCGTGTCTCATGATTTCTCCTTGTTGAGTCGTTTCGCCATCTGGCAGGCTCGTTGGTCTGGCGTGGCGGTTTCCCTGTTTCGTCCGAGCGCTTGCAGCACGTGTTCGCACTGCCACGTGTGCACGTGTCGTTTCGACGGTGGTATGCCACTCATGTTGGCGCGGCGTTGGCACCAGCCTTTCCAGAGTCGTGTCCAGTCGTTGACGGAGCGTGTTTCGTCTTGGTGACGGTCTGCGAATGCGAGCCATGCGGATTCGAGGTCGAGGTTCGGATATTCCACGGCTAGCGTCTTGTCGGTTTCGCCGCACTCCCGCGATTCACCGAAATCCTTCACGCTTTCTTTGGAGAAAGAAGAAGAATATTCTTCTTTCTCTTTCTTTTGGGTTCTGGTGTTCTGGTGTTCTGGTGTTTGTCCCGATGTAACAGCGTTACAGTTCCGATGTAACGCCGTTACATCCGATTCGTTGCGATGCTTGGCCACGCGCTCGGCGCTTTTCTTCCTGGCGTGCAATACCTGCTCTTTGGTGCGGTTATGCTCGGCGTAGTCGTGGATCAGCCATCCTTCCTCCACCTCTTCAAGCATTCCCTCATCAACGAGCGCCTGCACTTGTTCCGGTGTCGCTCCGATGTTGGAGAGCATGGCGCGACGTGGTACGAAACCGTCCGTGAGCCTGTCCCCGCACAACGAGAGGGCCATGCAATACACGCCAACGGAATCGGCGCGGCCCATGCGCACGAGGTCACGTATCTTGTCGTTGTCGTAGAAGCCGTTCACGAGCTGCACGTAGCCGCGTCTAGCCATCGCCTAATCTCCTCTTGTGATTCCGTTGTGGTCCATCGAATCCAAAGCTTCTTCGAGTTCCGCCAAGCTTGGTGGTGGCCAAGGAAGAATCCCAACATCTTCCATCACATGCTCCCGAATCGCTTGTAGAATTCGCTGTCGGTCATGCCATACAGCGGATCCATGCCCGTCGGCTTGCGCGCGGCCAGCTTGTACCCGCAGTAGGGGCAGGTCACGTAATATGTGCCGACAACCTCTCCGCAGTGGGCGCATTCCACGTATCGGATTGTCTTGCTCATTCCGTCACCGCCTTCCGTGCGATTTCGAGCATTTCCTTGGCCTGTCTGATATATTCCTCCTGGAAGCCGGGAATCTCACCGGCATAATTCCATGCGTCATCCTCGCCTTTCGCCACACAGTCACTTTCGACACCATCCCACTTCTTGCAGCTTCTCCATAGAAGTCGTTTCGCCACGGCCTCGATTTCAGCATTCGTGGGCAGCGCTTCACGTCCATCGCAGTAGGCTTCGTAGACCGCGTCGCCTACCGTGTAGGCTCCTTCGATGATCTGGCAGCAGTCGTAATCTCGTGAATTTTCGTAGGCTTGCGCCTCGTCCAGCATGATGCTCAATTAGTCCTCTTTCCGTTTGCTTTGACCATGGCCCACAGGATTTCGCTTGCCGGACGCCTCCTGTATGACAGGTCGTTGTAGGACTGCACATAGTCGAGAATCAGTTTCGAGCCGGTCGAATCCGGTGTCAGGATCGCGTTCACTCGCGGCGGCACCATCTTCTGCCATACGATCTCGTCGCACAGTTCCTTCGTGCAGACCAGATAGTTCTGATCGCCGTAGAACGTCAGTCCGTTGCCGCTAGTGAAGTCAGCCATGCATGACTTGACCTCGTAGAACTCGAAGCAGCCTTTCTCGACGCTTGCGGGCACCGGTTCGCCGTTGACGTTCAATGGCTTAAAGCCCACGTAGTCCACTCGCCGGTCGTCAGGCGTACCGCGGTCGAAGTTGACCTCGCTCGCCCAAAACGCGGTCTGATTCCTCAGACGCTTCTCGACCAGTTTGGACAGCATGGCGGTGGTCTCAGCCCTGCTCATTTCTTCCTCCTGAAGTACTTGTATTCATCGTGGTGATGGAACAGGAACAGGTGAAGTCTCCACACCTTGACTGCCAACAGGCCCTTGAGCGTGATCGCATACCCGCCATGGACACGCTTCATGAGCTTCCTATCGGCCAATGATTCAAGCATTCGGGGAACCTCTTGGTTCCCCCCCTTGCTGGCTCCAGATGCGGCTCATTCCCTCAGCGATATACAGGCAACACATGTCCTTGTCGTATTGGCTAATCATCATTAGCCTCCATCTCAAGGATGTAGACGTTCGTCGCGGTAACGGCGTTATTCCGCAATTCCGTTGGTGGCATGGTATCCACCCGCAGAATCTTCCAACCCTCGTTCAGCAACTCTTCAAACACCTCCGCATTGGATAAGCAACGATTATTGCCGCTGCCAGTCCAGAACAGCGGGCAAACCTTGTACTGATTTCTCATTTCGTGTCCTCCTTAATGAAGACGATCCAATGTGTTCCGGTGCGGTTCGGCTGTTTGTTGCCGAAGAGTGGCTTATGGTCGGTGAGCTTGAGTATCTGAGAGACGGGTATCTGTGTCTCATTCCATTTGAAAATCAACACGCCATGCTCTTTCAGGACGCGGAAACACTCGCTGAACATGGTCTTGATATCTGTTTGCCATGTCTCTTGGTCGAGGCATCCGTATTTCTGCGCCATGTAGCTCGTCTCTCCCGCATTGCGCAGGTGCGGTGGGTCGAGCACGACCATACGGAACGTCTCGTCAGGGAACGGCAGGTCGCGATAGTCCATCAGCATGTCCGGCTTGACTTCGAATCTGCGTCCGTCACATAGTTCCCAACTTTCGTCGCGCACGTCACCGAAGAGCACACGGCTGTCTGACTTGTCGAACCAGAACATTCGGCCGCCGCAGGCTGGGTCAAGAACAGGCTGATACGCGCTCATTTCGTATCCTTCCCCTTGTACTCGTCCACGAGTTCTTTCCACTGCCTGCTTGCGAGTGCGGCGTGGCTGAACCAGCTTGTAGAGATATGTCCACGTGGACATTGGAGCCGATAGACTGTGAGTGTTGTCCTTACTTTGCGGCTCTCGTGGTATTTTTCCGTTTGCCATGCCTTGATTACTGGTAGTCTGCCGCACATTGGACACCCATATTCGTTGTATTTACGTTTGAACCACATGACTATGCCTCCGCGTCTTTGTTCCGCTTTCGGCCCGTCCGACTCAACATAAAGCCGTCCAAATAGAGCTGGAACAGGCTCACGTACTGTCCGTCGTCGATGTCGTCTTCCGGTTTCGCATACAGTCGTGTGTTCAGGAGTGCGACCGGCAGTCCGGTATGCTCCTCCCGCTCGACGTGGAACGGTATTTCTTCCTGACCGTGAGCGTTCTCAAGGACGGCCACACCGTAGTCGCCAACCTGTGGCTGAAGGTCCGGGCTGCTGTCATCGATGTCTTCATAGTTGAGACAGGACGGCATGGAGCCGCTGTAGCCGAGCATGGAACGGCAGTGTTCGGCGGTCTTGTAATATGCGTCTATTTGAGCTTTGACCACTGCATAAGCAGCCAAGTCATGCTTCTGCAGCAAAGCATTGGCAAGCCGTAATCCCTCAACCTCGCGCTGCTCACACCATTCGATAACCTTGTGCAGTGTCTCGTCTTGCTGACTCACGTTCGTGGCCATGTCAGTGCTCCTCTTCTTCGATTCGGATTGTGATTCGGTACCAGCCTTTTCGGCTGCTTGGCTCTCCGCCGCGGTAGTCGGGGCCGATGAGATGCTTTGAGTCATCGTCGGGCCAGAATCCGGTATCGGTGAGCGCGTCAAGGATGGCCTTGACCATGGGCGCCGCGTTCTCCGGGTCGAAGCGCCCGTGCGTCAATGGGTGAATGACGGCAGTGACGTGCACCGGGAAGTGTTGTGGACGGTGGTGGCCGTTTTGGAGCCAGAATCTGGCGAATGCCACGGCACGCTGTTTGACTGCGCTTGTGTGCGCGAATTTCACTCGCCAGTGGCCGCGACGGTTTTGCGTCCACCATTCGTCCCGTGGAATGTCCACGACGAATTCCTGCATCATTCCTCCTCTTCCTCGGCTTCGATTTCACATTCGGGGCATGGGATGGGGCGCGCCGGATACAGCGCGCACCCATGCCTGGGACATACCGGTTCCACGTCCGGCGGTTCAATCCATTCGCGCATCAGAATTCAGGCTCTACTGGCGCATTCCACGGATCATCGGCCGGAGCCTGCGACTGCTGTTGTGCCTGCTGCGGCTGCTGATAGCCGCCACCGTTGGCGTTGCCGCCCTGGTATCCGCCTGACTGCATCTTCCGCACCTGAGCCGTCGCATAACGCAGGGACGGGCCGATCTCGTCAACCTGCAATTCCACGACCGTGCGGTTGGAACCGTCCTGCGCCTGATAGGAACGCTGCTGCAAACGACCCTGCGCGATCACACGCATGCCCTTCGCAAGGCTCTGCGCGCAATGAGTGGCGAGGTCACGCCAAGCGGAGCAGCGCATGAACAAAGCCTGACCATCTTCAAACTGGCCCGTATTACGGTTCCAAGTGCGCGGGGTGGAGGCAATCGTGAAGCTGGCCACGGATGCGCCGCTGCCAGTGGTACGAATCTCCGGGTCGGCGGTCAGATTGCCAATGATCGTGATAACGGTTTCTCCGGCCATCACTCGGCCTCCTTCACGTCGGCTTCGGTATCCTCCGGCGTATCCGCTTCCATGACTTCGGCGGTCACGTCATCGGCTTCGTCGGCGCTATCGTCATCGAGCACCGGTTGGAACACGTCGCCGTAGTCAGGCGTGATGTCATCGGCGGCGACGGCGGTCTGCGCCTGCACGGTCAAAGGCAGGTACGGGGCGGCGCGACGGATGGCGGTCTTCTTCGCCATGGCCTCGTAATCGGTCTTCCATGGGCCGAAATTGCCGCTCTTGCTGCGTGCTCTCGCCTGCTCGATCTCCTGACGGTTAAGGACGAGGAAGTAGTGTCCGCCGTCCTTGAAATGCGCGACCATGTACACGTGGGTCAGTTCGCCGGGGTTGGCGCATGGCACGTGGTGCAGATCCTCATTCAGGCCATACGAGTATGAGAATTCGTCTCCCTGGTGTACGGCGCGGGCGCTGATGTCCACGAGCTGGCCGCTGCGGCGCGCCAAGTCAATCATGCCGCGATAGCCCATGATGAAGGTGGCCTCCATGCCTCCGGTCTTCTTGTTGCGGAATGGCAGCACGTAGGCGCGTCCCAATCCATCCACGTTGGACGGTTCAAGGCCGAGCGCCGAGCAGGTCATGAAGCAGGAGAGCACGCTCTGCGGCGAGCATTCAGCCAGTTTCGGCGTCTTGTTGATGGCGCTGACGCACATCTGGTAGAGGCGGTCGGGGCTGATGTTGTTGCCGACCACGCTGGCGATGCGCGGCCAGCTCTTCTTCATCAGCATCTGGAGGTTCTTCTTCGGCGTCATCTCGACCATCTGTCGGCCCTGTGCCTGCTGTGCGATTGCTCCCATTGTCATTGCTCCTTTTCTTCGATGGATTTGAATGCGAATTTGCGGTATGTGGTGGCTTTGACGGTGTATTCTTTGCGGGTCGTCGTCTTGTAGGTGGCTTGGAGGTTGCCGCAGCGCACGCCCGTATGCGAGCCGATGCGCAGGATGATCTGTTCCTGCAATTCCTTCTGAGTGGCCTTCATGTCATTCAGCATTCCGGTGGCGCTCTCGTATCGTGCGAGCAGGTCGTACAGGTCATCGTCGTCGCTTTCGTCCACGATGTCCGGCGTGGGTTCCGGCCACGCCTTCTGCACGTCACCGCCGGTCAACTGCGGTGGAGTGCCAGAAGTGACGAAACGCCAGAAATCGGCTGCGGCCTTGTCGATCGCGGCTGTATCCTCCACGTCGGCTTCGAACGGGATTTCTACCGGCTCGTCGTCTCCGATGGCCGCGTACACGTAGCCCCACGTCCATCCCGTTACAAGCGCGTAGAACTCGACTTGAGCCAAGTAGTATGGCGGGATTCGGAGGTTGCCGTCCTCGTCATGCCAGTCCCCCGCTCGACGGCTGCTCGCCGTTTTGATTTCGAGGATTCCAAAATCGCCGTTCTCTTTCTGCAGGATGCCGTCAAGGGAAGCGCGCAGATAGGGCTTTTCGCGGCTGATGAATTGCTTGTCTGTACCGTCCGTGACGAGCATTTCCGGATGATTGGCACGGAAACGCTTACGAAGCTCGTTCTCCAAGGCATTGCCGCGGATGACAGCCCACTTGCCGGAGATGTCCTCCGGCTCCACGCGGCCGGTCTTCTCAAGCCACAGCTCATACGGTGTCTTGAAGGAATTCAGGCCGAGAATCGTGCTCATGTCCGAGCCGCCCACACCGGCCTTGCGGCTTTTCAGCCAGGCAAGATGCCGTTCGGCCTGCTTGCACTGCTTGAAACGCTCGATCTGATAGCGTTCCGTGTCCTTGAGTGGGATGCGTTTCATTCCTTCGCCGCCTTCATTTCTTGGACTTCACCGTCGAAAAAATCGATAATGAGATTGCAGATGGCGACCGCCGACGTTTTGAGCTGGGCTTTTTCCTCTTCGTTTTCGGACTTGACGGTGAAAACGCCATCCTTGCTGTTGAAATCGAGTCTCATTTCGTCGTGTCCTTCGAGTAGTTGGCTTTCAAGTCCATCAATTCGCCGTTCAGCAGCTTGGTGGCGAATCCGTAGACCACTTTGTCGTTGGTTTGGAACGCGGTTCGTTGCAATGCGCTGATGGCGTCGAAAATGCCGGACAATGCGTTGGAGATGATGGTGCGTGGGTCGGCTGTGGCTTGTGGCTTGACGTTGATGGTTCCGGTGGTGACGTCGTTTACCGTGAGCTTCGATTCGGTGACGTCGGCTGCTGTGATTTTCGATGTGGTGGTCATGGTTTCTTTCTTCTTTCCGCTTGTGGTTGTTTTCTGTGCTTTGCTGCGTGGCGAGTGCTTGTCGAAGGCCGGCAATAGTCCTTCCTTGCGGAGTTGGCTGAGAATGTTGCCGACTGTTTTCTGGCTCATGCCTAGCGCTTCGGACGTTTCCTTGCCGTCGAACGGCTGGCCTTGGTCGATGCGGTTTTTGCAGTGCGCGAGGATGAGATCGCGTTTCGACGGTTCCGCCGGTTTCGCCGGTAGGCCCTGCGTGAGGAGTCCGGCCTTGCGTAACGCCCGCATTTCGCCGATCTGGAGTCCGGCTTCGCCTGACTCGTCGTAGATTTTTCTCAGTTCGGCGAGTTCCTCGAACGTGTATTCGTGTTTCAACGTGTTCCCTTCCTGAGTCTTTCAATGAGCGCGTGGTTTTTGCGGATGAAAGCGTCCACGTCGATTCCCTGCTGGGTGAGTGTCGGCTTGCCGGTGTCGAAGCGTGCTTTCCCGTCGCTTGTGACGTTCGGACTGCTTGTAACCCGTGAGCCGGAGCGAGCATGCCGTTTTTTCATCTCGCCACCGTCCTCCGGTATTCGTGCGCGGAAGCCCACTGTTCGGCCACGACGCGTTGGTATCTGACTTTGCGCCTGTCCTGATGGCCTTCGGGCGGTTCCACGCCGATCTTCAAGTACGGCGGGCCCTTGCCGGTACTCCGCCAGTTGGCGAGGGTGCGCACGCTCATGCCGAGCATGACGGCCAGTTCGGTTGGCGTGAGCAGATCACTCATGGTCGGCGGGTGGGCAGTAGCGGTTGATGAAGTATGTCTGGCCTTTGCCGGTGACCTTCGCGGTGCGGTTGATGGTCACGTGGCCGTCCGAATGGGTGATGGCGGTTTCCTTGATTCGGAACAGTCCCAAGTCCATGGCCTTCTGGGTCGGCACGTTGCGGTTCGAGCCGGTCTTGCCGAGATAACCGTCCTGCCGGAGAATCTCGAACAGTCGGTTTTGGCCGATGTCCAAACCGTTCTGGCGGAGCATCTTCGCAAGTTCCCCGATAAGGCACGTGCCGTCGCTTGCGGCCACTGCGTCCGCGAACCGCGCTTTCGGCTCCAATTCATTGATGTGTGATTCCTGCGCGGCGATGCGACGCTTCTGTTCCTCCATGGTGCGTTGGCCGATCATCACGGCCTTCGCGAGGATGGTCATGTCATCGTCCGCGTCCGTGGTGGGAATGTAGCCGCCGGTCTTGCGAATCTGCGGCAGCACATCATGCGTCACCCAACGCTGAAACTCCTTGGCTTCCGGCTTCCGCGAACGCATGATGAGCTTGTACAGGCCGGGCTCGGAGATGATGAGAGGCGCACGCCCTGGCTGATTCCAAACCTCCGAATTACGGAGGTTTGTGATTTCGTCATCATCAAGAGCTTCGCGGAGATGATTTGTGTCAATACCGAGGATGTCGCATGCGTCCTTGGCGACGAACCAAGGCTCCCCCGCCTCGTCGGTCAAGGTGCGTAATGATGCGCCTTTGAAGTCGAATCGCTGGATTTCAGTGCTCATTGGTTTTCCTTTGCTTGTTGCAAGTTGTGCGCCCCGTCCTGACGAGTGGATGGGGCTGAGTGGCTGGCATCGGAGTCGAACCGATACCGTCCACGGGGATTCCGAACGCCCCTGACTGTTGGAACAACGACCTGAACGTGTTCGCGGCCGGTGGCGCGGCCGACGGCGATGGAAGCCGTCAGGCGGACTTGAAAGGGTCTGCAAGCACCGGAATGCCTGCTTCTTGATAGTTAGAGAGAAGAAGATTTGGAATCCGTGGACGGGCGAACCGTCGCCCAGCCGAATGCGCCTACAGTGTATGTGAAAGCAAGATGTGGTTGGCGCGTGGATAATAATCGATATTCAGTTATGGTTCCCGCCAGCCGACAATGGTGAACGTGGATGTCCGCGAAAACATCCCTAATTGGTTTGTTTTTGTTGGACTGTCGGCTGGTGGGAAGTCTTTAATCTCGTGGGGCGAACCGCACGGTCAGCCATAGGCCGGTCAAGATGTAGATTCCGGCGACGAGCCATGCCATGTGCCTGTCGGTCACATGCCATGTGAACAGCAGTGTCATGCTGCTCACGAATCCGATGACGGCGGCTGCGAACTTCAGACGGCGGAGCGTGTAGTTCGGCTTCGTGTTCTCCGCCTGTTCGCTGTCGTGCAGTTGGTCATGGCTGGTCATTTGTCTGCCTCCATTTCCTTGAGGATTCGCCCGCATTCGCGGCGGACGCGTTGCACTTCGGTTTTGCTTAGGGTGACGTCGTAGTTGCCGGTCGAGGTGCGGAAGCTCATTCGGGCCATCGTCACCCCGTTTCTGGCGAATGTCTTGATCTCGAATCCACCGTCGTCCATCCAGCTCATCTTGTGTTTCCCACCTTGCGGTTGAGCTGGTAGGCGATGCCTTCGATTTCCGCCGAGGTGAAGTCCGCGAGGGTGACGTCTTGGATGCCGTCAACGAGGCTGGCGCTGCCATCCTCATGGAGGCGGATATAAAATCCGCTTGATGCGAGCAGCAGGCATCCGGGTTCGTGGAGTGTTGGCGGTGTTGGCGGTTTTGGCGGATTCAACAGTTGTTGCAAGCTCATGTTCGGTTCCTTAGACCTTGAATTGTTTGATGCTGTCGATTGGCTGGAGCAGCACTGCAGTGAATTGGAAGAGGGTCATTCCAAACATGTCGGCGATTTTTTCCAGATCACTTACGGTGAAGTCTTTCTTGCCGGTGAGTTTCTTGTTCGCCAGCGGCCTTTCGCATCCAATCGCTTTGGCTATGTCTTCTTGCGTCATGCCCCTTCGAGCCATCTCCCCTCGGATATTGGCTCTCATGAGTTCCGTTTCGCTTGTCACCCAACCTCCTTTCTCGTTTCGTTGCTGATTACAGATAGTACTTATTTGGATACTCTTACGAGAGTACTTAATTGATTACTTTACAAAAAGTACACAATTGGGTATCATGGAGCCATGGGAACAAGAGCTAACACTGACGTTACCGCCGGAGCGCGGAGCGTCATGGAATACTGCAAAGCACTGCAATCCAGGAGCGGTATGACCGCTACGGATTTCGCCGCGAAATGTGGATTCAGCCGCAACTATTGGTTCGTCCGCGCTCGGTTCGACGCGCCCTTGACGGTATCGGACTGCGAGCGAATCGCCAAGACATGCGGGATGACATTGCGTCAGCTATTCGCAAACGCGCTGGCAGCACAGGAAGAAAAAAGAACCGCCGAAACCCTCAACAAGCTGCAGAGGGGCGACGTGGCCCTTGCGGCGTATCGGGCCGCTGGCAAGCAGGAGGCCATCGATGGAGAGGCTGGGCCGGATTACGACGAGCCTGCCTGACCTGCCGATCGACCGGCGCATGACATACGGGGCCATGCGCCGCGCCATCATCGGCCTGCCCGTCACCGTATCCAGCGCCATCCTGCCGGACGGACTATGGGGTTGCTACGACGCATCCAACAGCGTGATACTCATTGACAGGCGCCTTACCTACACGGCGAAAAGATGCGTGCTCACGCATGAGCTGCTGCACTGGAAGCATGGTGACGATGGTTGTTCGAACGATCGTTCGAAGCAGGAACGCCGCTGCCGCACGCAGACAGCGCTCCTATTGGTCAACCCCACCGAACTCGCACTACTAGAACGAATGTACGAGTACGAATCGCAGATCGCGGACGAACTCAACGTGACCACGCAGGTGTTGGAGGATTACCGGAGCACGCTCGCATCGGCGTAGAATCGACTGCATCCCCCTTGTTTGGCGGAAAGAGAGAAGGAACCAATGAGAATCAGACAGAACAATGCGATGCTGGTCAGGCTCAAGGCATGGCTCGGCAAGGACGTGAAAGTGAAGTCGGCGGTCTGCTCCGGCATCGCAGCCGTATGCGCGGTGGCGTTGGCCGTCGGAGCGGTCACCTATGCCGCCAGCGTTCATTCCGCCGCGGTCAAGGAAGCTGCCGAGACGATCGAAGCCGACAATGCCGACTATTCGAAGCTGATAGACGAATACAACAAGCTTGTGGACGAATACAATTCGCTGTCGGATGATTACGATACCGCTTCGGAGACGATAGACAAGGCTGACGGCATGAAGGCCGACATAAAGAAGATGGAGGCTACGCGGGACAATTTGCAGGCGCAAATCGAATCGCTGACAGGTCAGGTCGATAACGCCAAGAGGACCAGCGCTTCCGATGGCGTGTGGCAGGTCGGCAAGGACATCGACGCCGGAACCTATCGCGCAAACAATTCCGTGACGGACCGCTGTTACTGGGAGATCTCCGTAGGCGATGACATCGTGCAGAATGATATTCCTGGTGGTGGCTATCCGCAGGTGACGGTGAGCGATGGGCAGCAGTTCAAGCTCCAGAATTGCGGCACGTTCACCAAGCAGTGACGTTCTCTTCCATTTGCCCCACAAATGTGGGGCTTTTCTTATATGCGCTTATATTTAAGCCGGTGAGCATGGAATGTGGTCAAGCGTTGATTTTCCAGCATTCTTTTATTCAATCCAGCACACTGCGCTGTATGAAAGAATGAAAATAATGTTACATATGTATATATGTATATCTCATGTTTGCAAGTTAGTATTTTCTACTTGCAAGGTTAATATGCACCCCTGTCTGCAACACACTAAACGCACATGTTTGCAAGTTAGCGTATAATGTGTTTCAGAACAAAAAACCTCCGCGGTGCCGTTAACACTGCGGAGGTAAAACATGAAGCCTCACTCAAAGACTTCCAAAACCATTGTAACGCATGGCTTGGAGGTCGGAAATGGACCGCGAAATGGGATACCGCAACATGCTGGCAGTCGAAGAACTTGCAAGCCAAGGTAAACTCACCGTCACCCACAAGGGCGCACGCAGCTTCGACTTCGCGCAATACGCCCTGCTGAGCCGCATGGCATGGCTCACCGCCGACTGGCCGCTGGACAAAGCCGCCAAGGAAAAGCACATGCTTCCGCGCACCTACGCTTCCGGCTGGCTCAAAATCGCCGTCGATTGGGGCATGACACTTCCTCAGTCAATGGACGAGCTTGTGGCGATCGGCAATGAGCCGCGTAATCCGAAGCGCGAGCAGCTGGCTTACAACCGCATCGGCAAGATCGCCAAGAAACTCGAATCCGCAGGACTCATCAAATGCCTTCGCAAGGGCAATGTTCAGCGCAAGAACAATGCCGTGTGGCTGCTGACTATCGGCACGCCGGATGAAAATCGCGAGGTTGAAGCCTACGTGCGACAGCACATGTACCTCTGA